TTATAAGTTGGGGTGCCTCCCTGATTTGTGGCTACCGGCTGAGATAGATTAACTTCTGAACCGTTCTCTAAAACACCTTTAACTAGCTTTTGATTACCTGCAACTCTAGGGTCTGTGTCAACCAGTCCAAAGTATAGTTTGCCGAAAAAAACCGGCCTAGATTTTTTCGGATCGGGCACATATTGTGGCTGGAATTGTATTTGCGTCATATCTTTGCCTTTTGGTTTGGTTTTGGCTTGTAACTTACTTTATCAATTCTTCAATAGATTTTAATGCTGCGTCTTCATTAATATTCCTTGCTTTGTCATAAGCCTTTCTTAAGCTTTCGTCAATAAGAGAGCCTTTACTCATTGGTAACTCGCCAACACCGCGCCTAACAGCAGAATCGATATCAGTTCTTCCTATTCTAGGGAAGGCATCATCAATTATCTGAGCAAAAAGCGCTTGTGCATCAATACTGTCTTTAAAGTTGCCACCATATTTATTGGCTAATGCATCTATGCCATCTACAGCATTCATCAAATCAGTTCTGGTTTGAGAGTTGCCCATCAGTCTCCTTAGTAATGTGCCAAGTCTTTTGTCAGCGTTAGGCCCTAGCAAATCAAATCTCTTTCCAGAAATAGACTGCAAGCTATCAATCATATCAATCGTTTCGGCATATCTTGCATTTGCGTCAGCATAATTATCAGAAGACTTGGCTAACTGCTCATTAATTCCGCTTCTAAGCTTTTTTAGCGCGCCTTCAACCTTGCTATCGATAGCTGTCGATGTTTTACCATAAGAAACGTTGTCATCAATAAATCGCTTCATTCTATGAAGATTGTAACCGTCTCTAGATTTAGTTGATTTGAGCCGATCAACTATATTCTTAATAGCTTCTTTACCCCCAACAACATCAGAGGCCTTAAAATTAGGGTTTAGGTTTTTATCAAAATCCACCCCCATCTCGCTTAGGTCATTGATAAAATCATCGACTTGACTGGATATATCTACTCGCGAACCTCTTAGCTCTTTCTTTGCAACTCTATCAATATCAGAGCCAGCCTGACGATTAATTTTCTTTATATGCTTAAATCTATCAAGCAGTGAATCGCCTGCAACATCGCTTGGTCTAGCCCTTACATCTAAAGGGGAAGCCTTCGCTTTACGGTATGTCTTTATCATATTCCGCATTTTTATCTTATCGACAAGGCTTGACTGATTGATTGCTGTGGCTACACCCTCATCAAATCCCTGTTTAACAGCCTCGCTAATGCCTTTTACATTCTTGGCTGTTTTTAACGCTGGAGCTGTGCCGCTCTCGGTTACTCTAAGTGTTTTTTGTGCAAGGCTTTTTGTTAAAGGGCTAGCTTTTATTTTTAATGGTGCAATCATAGATGCGCCTGTTGCCGCTGTTTCTGGCAACGCCTCTCCAATAGCAGCGCCTGCAGATTCAGCTTGTTGCTTAAATTGTTGTAATTGTGGGTCATCAGACATACCAATAAGACCTACCGGATCAGCAACCATACCACCCGCTCTACGACCAACCTCCGCAGTAATATCGTCAACACTTTTAGCGCCCTCAATAATTGTATCTAACCCAGGGATGTTTTCAGCCAAGTAGTTAAGCGCTTGCCCTAAATCCTCAGACACCATAGCCTCTCGCTCACCAACTTCAGGCGATAATTCTTCAGTGCCTTTTCTAACCTGCTCGGCAGCTTCTAGGCCGCCCTCACCTCTAAGCAATGCGCCAAGACCTCTGCCACCTGCAGACATTTTAACCGGTATATCAGAGGCTATTCTTGATGCTAAAGCTCCAGCACCTTTAAGGTAGTCAAGGACTTGAGTGGGTGCGGACATTACTTGCTCTGCAAACTGAGTATCTTGAGCTTGAAATATTTCCGGAAAGTCAGATTCTTGGGCAAGCCCTGCTTGAACAGCTTTGCGGGCGATTTCGTCTTTTGGGGTTCCTTCTGGAACACCTCGAATCACTTGGCCGTTAGGTAGGGTTACGTCCATTATAAATCATTCCAGTTAACTGTTTGAGTAGTGGCCTCTTGAGTAGGAACTTCTTGAGTAGGCGCATCAGCAGGTTGCCCTTGTTGGCGCTTCTTCATTCTTAAAAATCCTGCCACTGTCCCGCCTTGATCTAAGAAATCAATCTGCTCTTCAAAATAGTTTCTAAGTTTTTCCTGTGCCGCTCGCTTTCGAGTTAAATAATCTTTTAAATCTTCTTCATTAAGACCGGTATCTAAAGCAGTCTCTTTCGCTAGCTGTAACTCGCCTTCACTTAAAGCACCAAAAGTCACCGAGCCAATAACATCTAAAGCTAACTCATTTTGGATTTGATTAAGCTCTCTTGATGCCGCTTTAATACTTGGGAAAAACTTACCCTCAACAACACCCGTCTTAGCGCCTCTATCTAATGCATCTAAAGCTCTATCGATATTTCCGATATTTTTACTTATCTTGCCTACAGTTTTAAAGCCATCATCAATAAACTTGGCTCTTGATGAGCCAGTTGCTTCAGCGAATTTCTCTTGCTGTTTTATTAATGCTTTGGCGTCAGCTAAATTTTGAACCGTGCCATCCTCTACAGCAGATAAGACCGCATTACTCATTGCTCGCCCTTTAAGCCCAGCTTTAATCTTTTTGGCTTTTAATTGCTCTTCAGGGCTAAAGTCTTTGATTAATTCGTTAAACGCTACTGTATCGGCTGGAAGGCCTTTGTCCCTACCGCCAAAGTCAACGCCTTGTTGCTTTAGAAATAAGTTGGTTGCTAAATCAAACTGCTCATCAGTCATGTTTTGCTCATCTTCACCAAAATCAATAGCTTCATCTAAAAAGAAACGCTCTTTAAGTATCTCTCTTTCCATTGATCCAGGATCGCTCCCTATCCATTGAATAGCAGCATTTTTAGTAGCCTCTAGCTTGCCTTCTTTATCAAGTGTTCTCGCATTGTCTTCTATTTGCATTGCAAGGCTAGGATTCATAGTGAATAGTCTATCCATTGCCTCAGCGTCACCTTGACGAGCACCCAACAAAGCCTCTTGCATCTCTTGTTGCTGTTGTTCGAGCTTTTCTTTTTCCTCTCGGCGCTCTAAGGTTTGACCAAGCTGCTGAATGCCTTGGCCTAAATTAAATCCGCCTAAAGGATTGATAGTGTATGGATTAGCCATTGATTAAACCTGCATAGTTAACAACCTTAAATCCTTTGTAATCACTAACAAGGTCTGGGGATATTTTCTCCAGCTCTTGAGCAATAACACCCTCTTCTCTACCTGACAAATCAAATAGCTTTTTAGCTAAATTATTCCATTTCCAAGAGTAAATCTTGTAGCCCTTATAGGTTCCTTTCTCTTGAATATCTTCTTTAAGCCTTATATCAGATAAAGCAATTCCAGAAAGTATCCCACTAAGGACGTTTCCACCAAGAGATTGATTCGCTTGAGCTGCAGCTATACCTGCCTGACCAACGTTTTGGCCCATCATATTCAATTGATTGGCTACACCTGATGCGTTAATAGGAAGCTGTCCTAAGCCTTGCAAGCCTCCAATCCTTTGGTTAACTAACCCTTGTAATACAGCTTGATTGCTTCGAGACAAGTCTTGAGCAACATTACCTGAGCGACTTAACCCCATAGCTCCAGCTCTATCTAAAACACCCTCTTGACCAGTTTGAATCATCTGTTGGTAAAAAGGGCTATCTTGAACTGAGCCTATTATTTGCTGTTGAGCTTCAGGGTCGCCAGTATAAAACCCTTGAAGCATCGGAAGGACTTGATTTCTGATCTGCAAAGGAAGTTGGTTAATTTCCTTAAGATAATCTAAACCTTCTCTTTGAAATTCTAATTGGGCAGCTGAAGAACGGCGAATATCCTTGCCAGGATCGCCGAAAAGCATCTTACCAATTCCTGAAAATAAACCCATAAATCACCTGTTAATTAATATTTGTCATATTTTACCACAATCAAGCAACCTTCTCGATAATCACTTTTACCCTGTTGGGCGTGGTTGTTGCGTTGCCTGATGTCGAGTTAATTCTAGCAACCATAACCTCAATATAGTCACCAGAAGACAAGTCAATAACATCAAAAACATTAATGCAATTTTCATTATGCCCAGAAGTAGCTCTAATGTAACTAGAGTCTATATACTGACTTGTTGTAGTGCCATTAATTCTAACTGCACACCTAGCGTTATAACGGTAACTGCCAGTTGTACCATTTATTGATATATATCCAGATATCTTATATCGACCGTCCTGATTAACCGTAACCCTTGACGGATTTGTTGAGTTATCATGATTAAATTCAGAGTCCTTTAGATACTCAATATTAAAATCCATCGCGGTGTCTGATGCAGAATCAACCGATTGAGAATTACTTATCCCTAAGCTAATTAACTTGATATCAGTAGCGGCACCATTATTAGTTAATTTGTTCACTTCCTGAATCAATTGCTCGATATCGCTTTTGGCCCCCATATAGTCTTCAACAAAGTTATCTGACCAACCCGGTTGCTCATCTTTACAAGAGGCCCAATCAGCAATGGTTTGAAGCGTTTCGATAGTCACGAATAGGTTACCTCTAAATTACTAATCGCTGTTCGACCATTAGCAACTATTCTAAATTTAAAGTTAAATTCATCCCTTATGTATCCGATACGTCTAGCGATAAGTCTTAGGTTGTAGTCATGCATTCGACTTACTGGAAGTAATGCCTCTTGACTAAATACAACGCCGTCATAGCTTATCGAAAAGAAGCAATCAACATCGCCAGCGGCAAAACCCGGTAAAGAATCCAACTCAATCTTATCAATACTCTGACTTTCTAAAGGAACGATCGGCGTATAAAATATCTCTTCGATTTGCTGCCCATACTGCAAGTTAGTCGTGTTATCTAACTTTCCAAGACGAGAATCAGTACCATCGCCATAAATCCATTCGGATATTCTAGGGTCATAAACACCATTTCTAGCGCGCCAAGGGGTGTCGCCTGCTATATCGGTCTTAAGAATGGTCCAAGCTCTTGATAGCGCGCCACCTTGAGCTACGGTATGACTGTAAAGCAAAGTGTGGCGAGGCAAGTGAATAATAATAAATTTCTCTCGATCTTCAACTCTTGCCTCCATAACCAAGTTAGCAAGTTCAGAATCTGAGTATTCGGCAAGTATCTTGTCAACTTCTCGAGTGGCAATTGTTTGTTCAGTACCGCCAGCTAAAATATGAACAGAAGGGCTTTCCTCTTTTCGATTGCCAACAATGAATATTTGACCATCCATTTCAGCTTTAGCATGAGTTCCAACTATACCAACTTTTACCGCCTTCCCCTCTATTCGTCTAAATCTAAAAAGAAATGCGCCTGCCGGGTCATTAGTAGGCTGGTCAACAAACCATTCTGTAGAAAATCGATTAAACACAACCACTTGATTTTGCTTGTTTTTTAATAGCCCAACCGTTCTATCAGGTGAGAATTCTGAAGTAGCAAACGCTAATGGGTCGATAGCCTGTTCATTGGTAGAGTCTGTGTGATATAAGGTTTCGCCGTCTGTAAAGAAGTAAACACCATTTATCCACACTGCATCAATAGGGCTTCCTAAGTCTGGGTCTAGCACTTCCGTTAAGGTAGAGCCATCATATAACCAAAACCTGCCAAAAGAGACAATTCCTTGGGTCTGAAATGAATAAGGAAGTGATGCTTGAGTGGTCCCAGGAATAACACCTATAACATTAGTTGAACCATCAGTGTTGACCTCAATCAATCTGTCGCCAGATATTCTCAGTTGAGTTCTTTGGCGAGAATTATAAATACCGCCTCTATCAACTCCCTCACCTGTTCCGAATTCGCTTAATCCAGGATGAGACAAAGTATATCCGTCATCGCCTTTAATGTTTCTAGGGACGATTGTTCGGTTAACCATTAGTTGGTCACGGTAATCAACATTATCTGCTGATTTATCACCTAATGAAATTGGGATCTGTACTTTTGGCATTTATCTCGTCTTTGCTATAAAGAAACTGTCAATCTCGGCTGTCACGTTGCTTGTATCAGTGTTATTAGCTATCTCGTAATATAAATAATCATTCTGATCTAGCTCAACAACCGCGAAATCATTAAAGAACGCCACATCACGCCCGCCAACAAGCGAATTTATTTGCCTTACTTGGGTTTTTATTGGTGAAGCGGTTGAGGTGGAGTCGTCGAAATGCATTAATCTAATCTCAACTTCGTAATTAGGGTTACCATCGATAACAAACCCAGTAATAACTTCGTATTCTATCGGATTTTTGCCTAAATGCCTTAATTGACCGTTAGATGGTTGATCGAAGTGCTCAAGCAAGTCTGCAGTCCACGTCCCGGCTAAAAGCTCAAAAACACCAACTGTATTAATGGTGGTTGTGACTTCGGTGGTGATGGCTAACCTTCCGCCAGGGTAAGTGTTCTCAAGCCCGTTATTATCTCTCCAGCTGCTTGATAACTCTTTTGCTGTTAAATTAGGCGATATGTTGGGGTCGCTAGCATCCTGAACACCATTGCGAGTAATGATTGCTTGAGTTATTTGAACAGTTGATGGGTTAGGGAAATTTGCTGCTGAAAAATCAATAAATGACGCACTAGCCGGCAAATCAACATTTTGATTGGTTCTAAAGCGAGAATTCATAGTAAATCCAGCGCCCGCAGAATAAAGCGCATAAGCGCCATCAGTCAAACCCCTAACAATAGAAGCATCAATAAAGTAACCGCCTAACCACGTTCCAGATAGGGTTAAGCTAGGCGTTCCTCCAAATCGACCTGTACCAGTTTCAAACCCCTGTCGATAATTATTTATTTCTCCCAAAGAAGAGCAGCCATTGTAATTTATTCGAGCAAACTCAAAAGCCTCAAAGCCTGTTGCAGAGGTTAAATCATAAACTTGAGAATTAGTTCCGGTTACCTCTAAAGCATAATCCGCCCCTAAAAAGTTACCCGAACCACCTACAGGGCTTGTAAATAATTTGTAGTTGTTATCACTGCATATAAGCTTTGATAGGTCAAAGTTATAGCCTTTTAGATAAATTCCAGTAGCGGGAACCTCTAAACTTATCCCGGATCCAGTAAAATCAACAATGCCATCGATAAAGTATTCAACAGTTGAGTCAATAGGATTGTCAAAGTCTTCAGGTGAACGAACATATTTCCTTTGCAATCCCTCTACTTGCGTGTCAAAAACCCTTATTACAGTGTTATTATCAATTACTTTAAGCACCAGAAATCCATCGGCAGTCTCAGCTTCAATAAGCGAACCTATCCAATCTTCCTCATTGGCATAGCGAGATTTAGCAAAATACCCAGAAGCAAGTAAGTCAGCTTGAGTATCACCATTACCAGGGCGATAAATATACTTATCGAATATACCTCGGGATTGATTAATTGATTTAGATAACTTCCGCTGCTCAAAAGACATCAGTCTAGCCCTTCTATTTTAGTTACATCAAAATAAACTAAGCGTGTCTCTACTCGACCCGCATCAGTTGTAATAACTATTTTTACCCTTAACGAACCCTGCCTTGAGCCGTCTGCTTTTATATTATAATTAACATCTCTATCGGTGTTTGAGCTTGAATTAATAACCAAGCCTTGATCGGCATTAATTGTAAAACTCGAAATAACTTCATTAGCATCTAAGTAAGAATCAAAGTGCTCAACAAAATTATCAATGTCATCAGCTACCATGCGATTAGTAGTATCTTCTGCTGGGGCTGAGTTTGAAATAGAATAGTAGCGTCTCCAACGATACTGTCTAAACGTATTACCTGAACCTCTTGCCTGTCTAGATGGATAGCCAACAGGATTAACCTGAGCTTCACCTGAGGACAATAGAGAACATCCAGCATTGGATTTAGCCATCAATTCTGGAGTTAAAGTTTTACCAAAGTTTGCAGCCAGTCTAGCAGCAAGCATAGCAGCATAAGCATTTAAGTAACTTCTTGGAATATTCGATACGGTTGCAGTGTCCGGTTCATCTTCAAAGTTATAATTCGCATCCATATTACGAATACGAAACTCTCCAGCCATGGATTCTAGCTCAACTAAAGCTAGCTGAACCTCTCCAGGGGTTGGATTTGTTGTTAAGCCGCTAATCTTTAAGTCGGAATATGCTTTGTTAATGATGTCCGACTTAAGGACTATCCCGCCGTTGTAAGCTGATCGACTATTCCTCATATCCTAATTCTTTTTTAAGTGTATTGATTCGCTTTTTATCCCAGCCTTCTAAGCCTTTTTCTTTGGCTTCTTCTCGGACATCTTGCGATGATAGCTCTTTAGGTTTTTCTTCAACTTCTTCTGCTACTTCAGGAGCCTCTTCTTTTTCAGGCTCTTTAACTAAATCAAGTGGGTCAACAACCCAACCTGCAGCTAAATGATTTTGAAGTCTAGATGCTTGAACAAGCTCCATTCGACATTTCACACCTTTTACTTCATGTGAATCGCCTTCAGTGTATACGTAAACAGCCATTAAATACCTCTAAGTTAAAAAAAGGGGCCGAAGCCCCAAGGGGTAGTGTTAGAAAGTAACGGCTACTCCACAGTTTTGTGGGTTGGCAATTGTAATGCCATACCAAGAGAAGATTCTCCATCTGAAAGTAAATTCATCGATTTTACCATCATAAATCATGTACATCTCTTGACCGTTACTCATGCGAGAGCTAATCACTTTCATCCCGTCAAACTCTTTAAAGAAGTTCGCAGGGACAGTACCGCCAATTACTTCAACCGCATCTTTCTCGAAGAAAAGATTAGTTTTGTTAGTGGGATCGGTGTTAAGTCGATTAACAGTCGCACCGTTAAGGATTTGAGTGTCAATGTTCGCATAAGCTGCTTCAGTTGCGTTTAACGCAGGGTCATCTAAAGCGATAGGCTTAGGATAAACCGTAATAGTAGTAGCGTCTGGAATTTCGACGATAGTGAACGTCATAGGCTCACCGCTAGGGTTTTTGTCAGCAAGACCAATAGACTGCACTGGAGTACCGCCATTTTCAAACTGAACTTTGTCGCCCACTGCGTAACTACCACTCGCTGCAACTGGGATGTCAGCTCGACGAGCATCAACGTTAGTTACGGTACCTGTAGAAGTGTTAACAGTACCGCCTTCTGGAACAAATGACTGGTCACCAGTAACCGTAGTTGCTGGATCTGCACCACCTGCCAAGTTAGGAAGGAATGAGCCATTATACACATCAAACTGAGCGATGTTCTGACCAATTTGACCTGTTTTCCAAGTCATCTCAGGACGACCTTGAAGCGTTTGACGAGCCGCTAAATCAACACCAAACTTACGATTATCACGGTCATTCAATACGAAACAACGACCATTATCAGCTTGTTGAGTCTCATTAAGAATCGCTTGACCTTCAGAAACAAAGTCATAACCGCTCGTTACACTAGAGCGATAGAACTTAGAGCCTTGAATTGCGATTGCGTTAGCAATTAAACGATTCTGCTCAGTAGCCTGTTTACGGCCTGATTGTTCGCCACGCTTTTCCCAAAACTGGGTGTCACGTAAGTCATCTGCACGCTGTTTAATGAAATCATTTTTAGGCGTGCCAAGAATCGAAGGATAGGTCTCCTCGATGACATCTTGTTCTTGACCAGTTAAATCCCAACCATCAATGATGGGTGCGTGTTGTTGATAAGGACGCCAAATCACATTGCCTGCATTTTGCATTGTGCTTGCGTCTGGTTGAATAAAATTCACCAAGTCTAACATCTTGTCTTGGTGTTCGTAGGTTTCCAAGGTGTTCTCAAAAAGAACCTCGGCAATCTTACCTGTATCTGACATTGTTGCAATTACCTCTTAAAATAGACTTATCCGGGGCTTAATCAGTTAAGTCTTACCATTTTTTGACATCAACGCCTTGCTTTCTGGCTTCTTGGCGAATATCGAAAGCTTTTTGGGGGTCTCCCGAATCTTTGGCTTTCTTATATCGCTTTTGGTAGTTCGATAAGTTAATCGGACCACCATCACCTTCAACCTTTTTGGCTGGCGGCTTGGCGCTGCTCTTAATTTGTGGTTTAGTCGAGAACTTAGCCTTTAACGCACCTAAGTGCATGCTGGCTTTAATACCGCTCGAGTCTTCA